GAGCTTCACTTGACGCAACAACAATCACAACTTATCCAACAGCCGCCGAACTTCTCGGCGTAATTGCTCGCGGATCAGCTTCGGTCTATTCAAATACACAGGGCTTCGCTCGCAATATCATTATGAATACCTCACAATGGTCAAATGTAATGACACTTAACAACAACGGCGCACCTCTTTACAATGTCGCCAACGGTACAAATAACTTCACAGGCGGCGTCTCAACTCCGACCTCAATTCGCGGAAATGTCGCCGGATTAGACCTTTTCGTGACAGCAAACACAGCCGCAGGAACCGACACCGATGGATCAATCTTGATCGTTAATCCTTCGGCTTACACCTACTACGAGTCTCCTACTTACGAACTCCGCGCAGATGTAATTGCTTCCGGATCTGTTTCGATCGCAATGTACGGCTACTACGCAATCGCAACCAAGATCGGCGCAGGAGCGTTCAAAAACAACAAGGCGTAATCGCCTTAACCCTTAGACATGAGTCCGCCGCTCCCGACGGGCTCAGCAGATTGGAGATGAAATGCCAAGTATCGTCACAGCTTCACAGCTTCGCGCGGTGCTTGGTGTTTCGTCGTCTCTCTATTCAGACGCTTATCTTGACGACATAATAGACACAAGCGAAGGAGTAATCCTGCCGCTGTTGACAGCGCACACAGTCGCCGTCACTCATGTTGAGATTGAATCAAATGTCGCATATTTTACAACTCAGCGACCACATCAATTCGTCGTCGGTCAATCAATCATCATCGCTGGAGTCGTTCCATCAACTTTCAACGGAACTCGCGCCGTCACCGACACACAGCTGACGCCGTATATTTTTACGCAAGCTCTAACCAATGCAGACATCACATTCCGCGCAAGCATTCCAGCCGGTACAGCGACACTCTCTGGACAAGCCGCCGCCGTGATCTATGTTGGAAATTCAAATGTCGAATCGGCTGTTCTCAATGTCTCAGTCGAGGTCTTTCAATCCAGAGTCGCTCCCGGTGGTCAGATCGAAGGAGTCGATTTCAGTCCAAGCCCGTTCCGAATGGGACGCTCTCTCTACAACAGAATTTCCGGGCTCTTAGGCAATCAAGTCGATGTCGATTCGATTGTAGGCTAGGAATGCCAGCCTCATCGATCTCGGCAGATGTTCGCGGAACCCTTGCCACAGCTCTCGCAAGTGTCGCCGGAAATGTTTACTCTTATGTCCCGGAAGCAATCATTCCGCCAGCGGTCGTCGTCGTTCCATCGTCGCCATATATGGAAATCAATCTCATCGGCAAATCATCGATCAAATTGCTTCTCAATTACACGATCACGGTTGCCGTCGCCTATAACTCAAACCCGGGATCTCTTGACAATCTTGAAAAGTTAATCCTTCAAATTCTGGCGGTCATTCCGTCAGGGTATATCGTCGGACAGATCGAGCGTCCGACTGTCACAAGCGTTGGAGCTAGTAATTTACTAGCCGCCGACATCAATGTATCGACCTACTACACGCAAACAAACTAAGGAGAAGGCTAATGGCAACGACCGTCATCACCGGACGCGATCTGACTTTGACGATCGCTAGCACAAATTACGACGCACAAACAACAAGCGCAATTCTTACAAATGCGCCTGTAATTGACACCTATCAAACACTCGATGGAAAAGCTTACAAACACATCGACGATCAATGGACTTTTGATGTTGAAATGCTCGCGGATTGGGGCGCAACCTCTTCGCTTTGTGAAGCTTTATGGCTTGCCGCTGATTCCGCACCAAATACGACACTAGCCGCAAGCTTGACAGCCGCCACCGGCGCGGTCTTTGCGTTCAATGTTTATCCTGTTTATCCATCAGTCGGCGGAGCGGCTCCCGGAGCTCAAACCGTCACACTTTCATTCTTGGTGAACGGCACTCCAGCCGACACATTCAGCTAATAAAGGAGATCGGGAGATGAAGCTAGAAATCACTATCGAACACCATTCCGGGGAGTCAGCCGTACACACGGCGAGCGTCCCGGAGTGGCAGAAATGGGAGATCAAATTCGGTCGAACAATTCAGGACGCGCATAATAATCTCGGCGTGAATGACATTCTTTTCCTAGCGTGGAACGCGATGAAGCGTGAAGCCGGCGGAAAAGCTGTCAAACCTTATGAGATTTGGTGTGAAACGGTCTCGGATTTTTCGATCGGTGATGATCTCCCAAAAGACACAAAGCCGGAAGCTTAGGACGATTACTTGTCGAGTTAGCAATCGAAACAGGTATTCCGATGAGCGAATGGCGAACGGCAGAGGATATCCTCACGGCGATCGATGTATTGGAGAAGCGGAATGAGCGTAGAAATCGCGTATGACAAAGCCGAACTTCGCGCGATCACTCGTTCATTCAAAGCGATGTCCGATGAAGGTATCGAAGCCGCAAAGCGTGAATCCTCAGCCCTAGCGGAATTCTTACAGCTTAAAGTCAGAGAGACAGCTCAAACCCGAACCGTCGCGGGGACAGCTGTTCGTCGTGTTGCCGAAGGCTCAAGGGTTGCGAAGTCGTCCAAGATCGGGGAAGTCTCGTTCGGCTTCGCGGCACAAAAGTTCTCCGGCGGTGGTACTACTCAAAAGCTTTGGGCTGGTCTGGAATTCGGTTCCAATCGATATAAGCAATTTCCAAATCGCACTCCGAGACTTGGTGGCGGATCTGCCGGATACTTTATCTATCCAACACTCAGATCAATCCAACCGGAATTGATTGACAAATGGGAACGCGCATTCGATCGTATCTTGAAGGAGTATGACTAAAAATGGCTGGATCAAGAACACTCAAACTCTCAATCCTCGCGGATACAGCCGACCTTGTTAAAGGACTCAAGCAAGCCGAGGACACTTCTAGCACATTCGGGGACAAGCTAGACGGAGCGTTCAAAGCTGTTGGAGTAGCCGCCGCCGCCGCTGGAGCGGCTATTGGCGCGATGGCAATCAAAGCCGCCGTCGATGGAGTTAAGTCAGCAATCGAGGACGAAGCGGCTCAAGCAAAGCTCGCAACTACTCTCCAGAATGTCACCGACGCCACAGATTTACAGATCGCAAGCGTTGAGAAATATATTTATCAGACTTCACTCGCAACCGGAATCACCGACGATCAACTTCGTCCGTCATTTGATCGCTTACTTCGCTCGACTAAAGATGTCACCGAAGCGACAAGGCTTCAATCACTCGCGATCGATATCGCCGCCGGTACTGGTAAAGGTCTGGCGCAAGTCACCGAAGCTCTTTCCAAAGCCTACGATGGCTCATTCGGAGCATTGAAAAAACTTGGCGTCCCGATTGATGAAAATATCATCAAGACAAAAGACTTCGACGCGGCTGTTCAAATCTTGTCAACGACTTTCGCTGGACAGGCTGATGTCGCCGCGAACACTTACGCCGGACGATTCGCGAGAATGAAAGTCGCGATGGACGAAGCGAAAGAGACTCTCGGCTTTGCACTCTTGCCGGTCGTTGAGAAATTCTCAAAATTTATGACCGAATCGGGAATCCCGGCTCTCAATGCGTTCATCTCTGGACTTACCGGAGAGGAAGGACTAGCTGTAGCGTCCGATTACGCCGGAAAGCGTGTCGATTCTTTTGAACCTAAGATTTCAAAGACTCAAAAATCGGCATTCCAAGCCGGGCAAGATATTGCAGAAATGGCGAGACAAGTAGGCGGATTATTCAAATCGATCGATTCTGGAACTGGCGGCGAAGGTTCATCGATTGATGGATTTATTAAAGCTCTCAAAGCTCTAAACGCGGTCGCCAATGTAACGATCGGAATTCTCAAAGAGCTGGTCTTTATCGTTCAAGCCGCCGCCGAATACTTGCGAAATCCACTTTCGACAAGCAAAGAGGACATCGATCGAATTAGAAAAGGATTAGGACTCAAAGTCTCGTCCGCTGGATTCGACACATCAGTTCCGTCGGCTCCATCAATGCCACAGGTCTACAATGCCGGATTTTCTGGCGGTGCGTCGATCAATCTGACCGTCAACGGTGCGATCGACTCAGAGTCCACAGCTCGCCAGATCGTCTCAATTCTTAACGATTCGCAAGCTCGCGGAACACTTGGCGGAGCCGGAATCCTAGTGTGACGAACTGGGCTCCCGAGTGGCGTGTAAAGATCAACGCGGTCGAATACACAGATGTCACTCTTTCGAATTTAACAATCACTAGCGGTCGGACAGATATCTATCAGCAACCCGTCGCCGGGTATTGCGCTCTAGAACTCATCAACCTAAACACGGCGTCAGTCACGATCTCAATCAATGACGGTCTCACAGTCGAAGTCAAGGACGGAACAGGCGCGTTCGTTCCGATATTCGGTGGATCGGTCTCAGATGTCGCTATCGAGGTCGCTAGGGCTGGATCGACCGGATATTCACAGGTCGTTCGAATTGTCGCGCTAGGGGCTCTCTCAAGGCTTCCAAAGGCACTCACCGAAGGAGTCTTATCTCACGACTTCGACGGAGATCAGATTTACACAATCCTCTCGGCGGTTCTCTTTGCGAATTGGAACGCGGTTCCAGCCGCTACAACTTGGGCGGCTTACGATCCGGCGACAACTTGGGCAGACGCAGAAAATACCGGACTCGGCGAAATCGATCAGCCCGGAGACTTTGAGCTATATCAACGCTCGTCAAGTGTGACCGATGTTTACTCGCTGGTCTCAGCTCTTGCGACTTCGGGCTTCGGTTATATTTACGAGGACTCGTCCGGGCGAATTGGTTACGCCGATTCCACACATCGGAGCGAATATCTAGCGGCGAACGGATATCTTGATGTCTCAGCTAATGACGCAATTGGCTCGGGACTTGCCATTCGTACACGCGGCGGAGATGTTCGAAATGACATAACTCTGACCTATGGCAACAATTACGGATCACAGGTCACAGCTACCGAAGCCGCTTCAATCGCGCTCTATGGTGATCTCGCCGCAATCATCAACACAACCGTCAGAGGTAACACAGACGCCACAACTCAAGCGGCGCGATACTTGTCTCTCCGGGCTTATCCTCGCGCCAAGTTCGATCAGATCACTTACGCACTCACCAATCCAGAAATGTCAGATATCGATCGAAATACGCTAATCGCGATATTTATGGGACTCCCAATAAATGTCACCGATCTCCCGATCAATATGAACGACGGGCAATTTCAAGGATTTGTCGAAGGTTGGACATTCCGCGCAAGCTTCAACACTCTGGCAATCACGGTCAATCTTTCGCCGGTGTCATTCTCGCTCACGGCTTTCCGTTGGACATCCGTTCCAATATCCGAAAGATGGAACACTTTATCCTCTACACTCGACTGGGAACACGCCACAGTCGTCGCATAAGAAAGAAGGAAAATGGCAACGACAACAAACTTCGGTTGGACAACACCGAACGACACCGATCTCGTCAAAGACGGAGCCGCCGCGATCCGAACTTTGGGATCCGGAATTGATACCTCATTCGTATATCTTAAAGGTGGAACAACCGGACAGATTCTTTCAAAAACTTCCAACACCGATCTTGCTTATACTTGGATCGCTAACGATCAAGGTGACATTACAGCGGTTACGACAGCGGCAGGATCAGGCTTATCAGGCGGCGCAACTTCTGGAGCCGTAGCTCTAAGTCGATCAGCGTCTTACACAGCCAAGACGGCGACTTATACAATTGCGTCAGGCGATGAATTTAATCTTTTTTCAATGAACAACGCGGCAACACAGCAATTCAATATCCCAACCGACGCGACTTTTAACTTTGCAATCGGAACCGAAGTAAATTTCTTTTGGATTACTGGAGCCGGTCAACCTACGATCGGCGCGGTCACACCGGGAACAACAACAATCATCTCAACGGCTGGAGTTCCGGCAACTCCGAAACTTCGTGTTGTTAATAGTGCCGCAACGGCAATAAAGATCGCCGCGAACCAATGGCTAGTCGTTGGAGATATTGCCTAATGAGTCCGATTCTTGGAATTGTTGCGTCAACTGGACGCGCTCGTACTCCGCCGACTGTTGAATATCTAGTCGTCGCAGGTGGTGGCGGTGGAGCAACAGAAAAAGGTGGCGGAGCAGGTGGTGGCGGTGCTAAAACAGCGGTAGGATTCGCGGTCACGGCTGGAGCTTCAATCACGGTCACAGTAGGCGGCGGCGGCGCAGGTTCAAAAACTGGTCAACCGGCGAACGGTTCCAATTCAGTATTTTCATCGATTACATCAACCGGCGGCGGTGCGGCTGGTTGCGAAAATCCAACAGCTCGAAATCCGACGACAGGAGGTTCGGGTGGCGGTGGTGCTTCCAGCACCGGCTCTAATAAAACCGGCGCGGCTGGAACTGGAACCGAAGGCAAAGCCGGCGGAAATGGTTCCGGTGCTTCAAGATATGTAGGCGGTGGCGGCGGTGGTTATGGCTCAGTCGGTGCTAATGGCGACACTTCAAGCGGTAAGGGCGGCAACGGTGGATCTGGAATTACAAGCTCAATTTCCGGAGCTTCGGTCTCTTATGCCGGCGGTGGCGGCGGTTCTTGTGAGCAAAATGACGGCAGTTTAATTGGTATAGGTCAAGCCGGCGGCGGTAATGGTGGCGGTTCTTATCAAATAGACGCAACTTCTGGAACAGCTAACACAGGCGGCGGCGGCGGTGGCGGATATAGCGATGACGGTGCTTCGGCTCCAAATGGCGGATCGGGAATTGTCATTATTCGATATGCAGACACTTACGCGCTTGCAACATCAACGACCGGATCTCCAACAATCACCACAACCGGCGGTTACAGAATTTACAAATGGACAGGATCGGGGAGTGTAATCTTCTAATGGCTCACGCGGCAGAAATAGATTCCAACGGAGTAGTGCTTCGAGTTCTTGTCTTTGACAATTCTTTAGAGCCTAATGTCGAACAATTCGCCACAGAGTTATTCGGTGGCACTTGGATTCAAACTTCATTCAATGGCAATTTTCGCAAGAATTACGCTGGGATCGGATTCATTTACGATCCAGAATTGGACGAATTTAATCCTCCAGATGAAATCGATTCTCTGTAATGTATCCGCAAAATACAGCTCAACGCTTTATTGAAGTCGCACTCAAAGAAGTCGGCTACATCGAGCAAGGCGAGAATCTGACTAAGTACGGAAAATTTACCGGAGCCGACGGCTTGCCGTGGTGCGGTTCTTTTCTTATGTGGTGCGCGAATGAAGCCGGAGTCAAGATCCCAAATGTGGTCTCTACTCTTGCCGGATCAAAAGCGTTCAAGGTTAAAGGTCGATGGCATGAGACACCACAGCGCGGCGATCTTGCGTTCTTTGATTTCCCGGACGACAAAGTGTTCAGGATTTCACACATCGGAGTCGTCATCAAAGCCGACAAAGACGGCGATGGCTGGATCACTACCATCGAAGGCAACACATCAGGATCAGGATCTCAACGCAACGGCGGAGAAGTCATGATCAAGACGCGTCAATACACAGCCGGCGGATCTATCGTCGGATTCGGGAGACCAAATTTCGCACCGTCGGAATTGGACTTTCCACTTATTCCGCCAAAGGTTGCGAAAGTAAAGGAGAAAAAATGATCAAGATGAAAGAACTTCTCGTCTCTTGGCTCCGAAGCTCTCTCGCCGGTGGATTGGCTGTCTATATGACAGGCAACACAAACCCGAAAGATATTGCGATGGGACTTGTCGCTGGACTTGTTCCGGTGTTGATTCGATTCTGTAATCCTAACGACGCCACATTCGGAATCTCTAAAAGCGCATGACAATCGGCGAGTGGACGGCGGTTGCCGGATTGGTTATTTCGGTTCTTGCCGCCGTCTACGCGTCAACACGCGTCATCGTCCGATCGGTAATGGCAGAACTTACGCCTAACGGCGGACAATCGATCAAGGATCAGATCAATCGAATCGATCTCCGGGTCGACCGTCTCTACACGATTTTATCTTTCGACGCGCCGAGACACACCGAGGTCGTTGACAAGCTAGACGACTAAGGCTGACACTTAAACCAGATCCGACGACAACGGATCAAGGGAGCAGAAATGTCAGGAAATATCGCGTTCGTATTTATGGT